CAAAGATTACTCAAAGTCCTGTCACTGCGGATACTAATGACGATTTTGGATATACCATTCAGTCAAAAGAATACCCGGATACATTATGAAAAGCATAGATAAAAACTTATCAGACATATTCGACATAGACCCAATAACACCAACAAATGTAATTGAGGTCAAAGAGACTGCCGTTGTCGAAATAAAAGATTCAACCATTGAAGATGATGTTGAGTTTGCTAGACAGAACATCAAAAAATTAATCAACAAAGGTGGAACTGCCTTTGATAATCTTTTGTTGGTGGCAAACGAATCTGAACAACCAAGAGCATATGAAGTTGTCGCAACATTAATAAAAAACTTATCTGACTTAAATAAAGACTTACTTGAATTGCAAAAGCGTAAGAAAGATTTACAAGGGTCTGACGATAAAAAACAAAGTGGAAATGTAAATGTTGACAAAGCAGTTTTTGTTGGCTCAACAACAGAACTAGTGAAGTTTTTGAAGAATAATAAATGAGTGATAATGGTGGTGGATATAATGGTAATGCGAGTCTAAAAAGATTAGGTGTAGAAATATCCTACACTGAAGAACAAGTTGCAGAGATTGTAAAGTGTACTGAAGACCCGATTCATTTCATTAGAACATATGTGAAGATTGTCAATGTGGACAAAGGTCTTGTCCCATTCGACATGTGGCCATTTCAAGAAGAGATGGTTGATACATTTCACAACAATCGTTTCTGTATTGCAAAGATGCCTCGTCAGGTTGGTAAGACAACTACGACAGTTGGTTATATGCTTTGGACTGTACTATTCAACATTGATTATAAGATTGCAATTCTTGCAAACAAAGGCGCATTGGCTCGTGAGATTTTAGGTCGACTTCAATACGCATATGAATATTTACCTCTATGGTTGCAACAAGGTATCAAAGTTTGGAACAAAGGTAACATTGAACTTGAAAACGGTTCTGTTATTTGGGCATACGCTACTTCTGCATCTGGTGTTCGTGGTGGTACTTACAATCTAGTTTTTCTAGATGAGTTTGCCTTCGTTCAGCACAACATGGCACAAGACTTCTTTACATCAACATACCCTGTCATTTCATCAGGTAAAACAACAAAAGTTATTATTGTATCAACACCTAATGGTCTGAATCAATTCTATAAGATGTGGGTCGATGCGACAGAAGGTCGTTCAACATACAAACCACTTGAAGTACACTGGTCAATGGTTCCAGGTCGTGATGATGCTTGGAAAGAAGAGACAATACGAAACACTTCTGAAGAACAATTCAGACAAGAGTTTGAGACAGAATTCATTGGTTCTTCGGCAACTTTAATCTCTGGTATAAAACTTCGTGAGTTAGCATTCAAAAATCCACTTGAAGAAGAAAATGGTTTATCAATCTACGAAAAACCTATTGGTGAATGCATTGATGAAGTCACTGAAAAAATGAAACCTAAAAACATGTATACAATGACAGTCGATGTTTCGAGAGGTTTAGGTTTAGATTATTCAGCATTCTCAGTTGTCGATGTAACTACTGTTCCTTACAGACAAGTTGCCAAATACAGAAGCAATACAATTTCACCGTTAACATTTCCTACATTAATTTATAGGGTAGCAAAGTATTATAATGAAGCATTTGTGCTTGTTGAAATCAACGACAACGGCCAACAAGTTGTGGATATACTACATAATGATTTAGAGTATGAAAATATCTTTAAGTTAGAACATCACTCTATCAAAGGTCAGTCGATTTCTGCTGGATATAAAAAATCAGTCTCTTTTGGATTGAGAACAACATCAGCAGTTAAGAAGATTGGATGCGCTAACTTAAAAGCAATTGTTGAGAACAATAAATTTCTGATTTATGACTTTGATACTATTGCAGAACTTAACACATTTGTGCGTGTTAAAGATAGTTATGCCGCTGAAGAAGGTAATCATGATGACTTAGCAATGACGCTGGTGCTTTTTGCTTGGCTAGTTGCACAGAAATTTTTCAAAGAAACTACAAATACAGACATTAGACAGCACATTCTAGAAGAGCAAAACTCCCTAATTGAAGATTCTATGACTCCGTTTGGCATCATAGATGGATATCAGGGTGTAAATGATTATGAAGAGATGAGAGTTGAGGATGGTGATTTATGGAGTAGCGTAAAAAGTCGCTATCTTTCCTCAAATTTGTAAAACTATAAATAAACAGTAATTGGAATTTTAAGCCAGACTAAGAATTTTAAAGGAGACAAAACATGGCCTTTCAACTAAGTCCAGGCGTAAATGTATCAGAGATTGACTTAACAACAGTAGTTCCTGCTGTTGGGACAACTCAAGGTGCGTTTTCTGGAGCATTTCAATGGGGACCTATTGACACTAGAATCCTTGTTGACAATGAGGTAAAACTCGTTGAACGCTTCGGTAAACCGGATGCAAATACTGCCACATCATTTTTCACGGCTGCCAACTTTTTGGCATACGGAAACAATCTTCGCATTGTTCGTGCCGCTAATACAAATTCAAACAACGCTACAACAGGCGGTAACGGAATTTATATTAAGAATGAAGACGAATACGAAGAGAACTATTTTAACGGAGAAGGCACATTTGGTGATTTCGCCGCTAGATATGCTGGCCCTTTAGGTAATTCATTGAGAATTTCTATTTGCCCAAGTGCAAATGCATTCTCTGGAAACTTGACCTCACTAGCATCTATCACATCAAACGCATCTATCGTTGGTAACACAACTATTAACCTTAGTTCAAGCGGCGCTACACTGATTGCAAACAATGACTTCATCTCTGTAGATGGCGGTACAACATATATCCGTGTTGCACAAGTTTCTACAACAGTTGTTACACTTGCAACAGCATTGACAACAGCAGTTTCTGCTGGTCAACCAGTTCTTCGTAAGTGGCAATATGCTGATAACTTTGATGGCGCACCAGGAACTTCTACTTTTGTCGCTGATAAAGGTGGTAGTAATGATGAAATGCACATTATCGTTATCGATGAAGATGGTAAACTAACAGGTTCAGCAAACACAGTTCTTGAAAAATACGCATATCTTTCTAAAGCATCTGATGCTAAGAGCGATAGCGGTTCATCAAGCTACTATCCTCGTGTTCTTTTCAATAGATCCAAATATGTTTATTGGGGCGACCACACTTCAGGCGGTAGCAATTGGGGTTCAGCCGCACTAGGTATAACTTATACTAACATTAATACTCCAGTGAGTTCATCTCTAGCTGGTGGTTTGTATGAAACTCCTGGTACCGATGACCTTATCAGAGGCTATGATTTTTTCAAAGACGCAGAAATCGTTGACATTTCATTGGTTCTAGCTGGTGCTACTTCTCAAACTGTTGCAACACACTTGATTAGTAACATTGCCGAGGCTCGTAAAGACTGCTTAGTATTCTTGTCACCACGCCGTGATGATGTTGTTGACCAAGCAGGAAGCGAAAGAGCAAACATTACTACATTCCGTAATTTGTTGACATCATCTTCATATGCAGTCATAGACTCATCATGGAAATATCAATACGACAAATACAATGATGTATACCGTTATATTCCTATGAACGGTGACACAGCAGGATTGTGTGTAAGAACAGACACCGAGCGTGACCCATGGTTCTCACCAGCTGGTTTCAATCGTGGTCAAATTAAAAATGTTATTAGACTTTCTTTCAACCCAACCAAAGCAGAGCGTGATGAGTTGTATAAGATTGGTGTTAACCCTGTCGTTACATTCCCTGGCGAAGGTACAATCCTTTTCGGTGATAAGACATTGTTAGCTAAACCATCTGCATTCGACAGAATCAATGTTCGCCGTTTGTTTATTGTTCTTGAAAAAGCAATTGCAAAAGCAGCCAAGTTTTCATTGTTTGAATTTAATGACGAATTTACTCGTGCCCAATTCGTAGCACTGGTCGAACCATTCTTGCGTGATGTACAGGGTCGCCGTGGTATTTACGATTTCCGTGTTGTTTGCGATGAAACAAATAACACTGGTGAAGTAATTGACCGTAATGAATTCATTGGTGACATTTATATCAAACCTGCTCGTTCAATCAATTTCATTCAACTCAACTTTGTTGCAGTTAGAACTGGTGTTGCATTTGATGAAGTTGTTGGTAAATTCTAATAAATAAAGAGAACAGGAGAAAATTAAATGGCTTTTAATGTCTATGAATTCCGCTCTCAGATGCAAGGAGATGGCGCTCGTCCTAACTTA